ACAGGTACATTTGCAAGAACAGATGAGAAGTTAAGACAGATATATACAAGTGTAAGAGAGATAGCAAAGAGAAGAGATTGTGCTGTGATTGCTATATCACAAGCATCAGCAGATGCACACAATAGAAATAGTATATCATTTGATATGATGGAGAACTCTAAAACAGGTAAAGCTGCAGAGGCAGATATTATAATTGGTATAGGTAGAAACTCAAACTCTGATACAGAAAATAAAATAAGAACATTATGTGTAAGTAAAAATAAAATAAATGGTTATCATGGAGAGCCATCATGTACCATTAGAAGGAGTATAAGTAGGTACGAAGTATGATTACAACAGTAGACGTAGAAACATCGTGGCAAGTTACAAGTAATGGTGGGTATGACCCATCACCATTTCATCCTGATAATATATTAGTTAGTGTTGGAATAAATGATGAGTATTATTTTACAAATCATTCTGAAAGAATAGATAAAGGTTGTTACCATAACATACAATCTATACTAGATAAGACAACTCTATTAATAGGACACAATATTAAGTTTGATCTTATGTGGTTATTAGAGTCAGGATTTAAATACAATGCAAGAGTGTATGATACTATGCTTGGAGAATATATATTAAACAGAGGTATAAGAAAAAGTTTAACACTAGAAATGTCTTGCAGAAGAAGGCGTATAGGATCTAAAGATAGTCGTATAAAAGAATTTACAGATAGGGGTATACCTTTTCAAAATATACCAGTAGGTTTAGTCGAAGAGTATGGTAGAATGGATGTAGAAATAACAAGAAATTTATTTAATTCACAAATGGCAGATTTTAAAATGCCAAAGAATAAACATTTATTAAAGACAGCAAAGATGATGAATGAATTTTTAATTGTATTATCTGACATGGAGAGAAATGGAATTAATGTTAGCTTAGATGAACTTGGTAAAGTAGAAAGAGAATATCGTGCAGAGTTTGCATATCTAAAACAAAAGATAGATAAGATTGTATATAAACAAATGGGAGATACTAAAATAAATCTATCAAGTCCCGAGCAATTATCTTGGTTAATTTATAGTAAAAAACCTAAAGATAAAAAACATTGGGCTAAAATATTTAATGTTGGTGTAGATAAAAGCACAGGTAAAAATAAAAGACGACCAAACTTTTCAAGAGTACAGTTTAGAAATTTAGTTGCAGAAAATTGTGAGACAATACATAGAACAACAGCAGAACAATGTATGGATTGTTGGGGTAAGGGTGTTATTAAAAGAGTAAAGAAAGATGGTAGCCCATATAAAAATTATACAAAATGTACTCAATGTGAAGGTGATGGATACTTATATAGACCAATGGCAAAAGTTGCAGGGTTTCAACAAAGACCTAGAAGTGTATATGATATAGCTGATGCTGGATTTAGAACAGATAGACTTACACTAACTAAAATAGCAAGTGAAGCTGAGGGTGAGTTTAAACAATTTATAGATTCAATCGTTAGGCACAATGCAGTAGACACTTATTTAAATACATTTGTTGAAGGGTTAAAAAACTTTACAAATGAAAAAGGTTTTCTACATCCTAAATTTATGCAAGCAATAACTGCAACAGGTAGACTATCTAGTAGAGATCCAAACTTTCAAAACCAACCTAGAGGTAAAACATTTCCTATTCGTAAAGTAGTCACATCTAGATTTGAAGATGGTAAGATATTAGAGATCGACTTTTCTCAACTAGAATTTAGAACTGCTGTGTATCTTGCACAAGATAAACAAGGCATGGAAGATATAAAAAATAAAATAGATGTTCATCAATACACTGCAGATATTATTGGTGTATCTAGACAAGATGCAAAGGCACATACATTTAAACCTTTGTATGGTGGTGTAACAGGAACTGAAGATGAGAAAAGATATTACACTAAATTTTTAGAAAAATATAAAGGTATAAAACAATGGCATGAAAAATTACAGAGTGAGGCTATTAGATTTAAAAGAGTTAAACTACCTACAGGTAGAGAGTATTCTTTTCCGTATGCTGAACGAACACCTTGGGGTGGATCTACATATGGAACACAGATAAAAAATTACCCTGTTCAAGGTTTTGCTACAGCAGATATTGTACCACTAGCTTGTATTAATATTTATAATTTAATGAGAGAAAAGAAAGTAAAAAGTTTGTTAGTAAATACAGTACACGATTCTATAATAGCAGATGTATATCCTGGCGAAGATAGAGTTATGGCTGATATTTTTAAACAAGGAACTGCAGACGTAATACCTGCATTGAAAACGTATTACAATATTGATTTTAATGTCCCACTTGACACGGATCTTAAGATCGGTTATAATTGGCTGGATATGAAGGAGGCAATATGAAAGAAGTAGAAGCTCTTGAGACTCTAGATGAATACGATGATGCAGATTATGGTGCTTATCTAGAATACACAGAGTTAAAAGAAAGATGTATGATTGAGCCTACTGTTCTATACATACATGAAAACCATGAGTTCTTAAGTGAGTTTAAATACTTTGCAAATGCTGATGGTTTAGAGGTAAAAATAATAAATGGAGATACAAGAATATGTTAAGTGATATTATATTACAATCTTTTCTGTACATAGTTATGCTATTTTGGATTAGCGATTTAATATTTAGAAAATAAAACTTGACTTTTATACAAAAATGTGGTATAAGTCAACAACTAAAATGGAGGACAAATGTCTGATAATAACTTAGTAAATATAAAAGGAATGTCTGATGAGCAAATCATGCAGGCAATAGGTCAAGACGATGGATCTAATCTAGGTACTAACATACCAAGGTTAGCAATCAATCGAACACCCGAAGATGATGATGGTAATCAATTACCAGTAGGTCACTTCTATACTTATGATTCAAACGTAGGTCAGAATGTTTTTGGAAAACCAATTACATTTAGACCATTCATAAGTGCAATGCAATACATGCATTATGATGCTGTTAAAGGTGAGTACATAAACAGATCTATTATATTCAAAAGCTGGAAAGAAGAAGCTATTGATATATTAGGTGGTACAAGATGTGGTAAGATATCTTTTAAAGAAAGATCTAGTCTTACTCCTGAACAGCAAGAACAACAAAGAACTATCAGGTGTTATAAACTTGTGTATGGTCTATTATCATTTAAGAATGGTAAAACTGCACAGGGTAAAGAGCACAATGCAGAAAACTTACCCGTACTCTATAGAGTTACAGGTACAGCATTCTCACCTGTTAGTGCTGCCTTAGATCAATTAAAGAAAAGAAAGAAACTTATGTTTAATACTTTACTTAATATTGATACTAAGAGGCAGAAGAAAGGTAGTAATGTATTTTACGTACCCGAAATAGCTGTAAATGCTGATGCTAATTTACAGTTATCTGATACTGATATGGATACTTTAAAGGTATTCCAAGAGTCTATTGATGCAGAAAACCTAGAAGTTGCTGGACTATATAATAGTGCAAAGACTAAAAAAGTAAATGGTTCTGATAATGTAGATGCTGAGATTATAAAAGATCTCGGTGATGAATCACCTGAAAAAGTGTTGGCTAGTTAATGAACGATATACTTATTAAAGTACAGAAGTATCTTGATAATGTATCAAAGGGTCCTACCCAAGTAGACAAAAAACTTGTGGAGGAGTTTGGTGAGGCGTGTAAAAACGCCTTACTCAAGCAATTTACTGAGGGTAGACGATCTAAATTTGAACCTAGAATGTCTAATATTGGTAGACCATTGTGTCAATTACAGATGGAAGCTAAGGGTATAAAGGGAGAAGGACAACCTTATAATGTTAAAATGAGAAATACATTTGGTGATCTTATAGAAGCATTAGCTTTATTTGTTATGAAATCAGCAGGAGTAGTTGTAGAAAATGAACAGAAAAAAGTTGTATATAAATTTGGGGAGAATAAAATTGAAGGAAGACAAGACGTTGAGATTAATAAAAAAATATGGGATATTAAAAGTGCCTCACCATATTCTTTTGAAAAAAAGTTTGGAGAAGAAGGTGGTTTTAATGAGGTTGTTAAGGATGATACCTTTGGCTATGCGTCACAAGGATTTTTATATAGCGAAGGTCAGGGCAAAGACTTTGGTGGGTGGATAGCTATTAACAAATCTACTGGTGAGTGGACAGTATGTGAAACACCTGCACTACACGATGAATACAAGAAAGTAGCTTTAGATAAAGCTAAAGAAAATTTTAAAGCATTACAAGATGGTGTACCCTTTAAAAGAAATTATGAAGCTGTGGAAGAAACATTTAGAAGTAAACCCACAGGCAATAAAGTTTTGGGCTTTGCATGTTCGTTCTGCCCATATAAACTTCCTTGTTGGGGAAGTAAGTTGCAGTTGTTACCACAACAGCAATCAAAAGGTAAGAACCCTAAATGGGTTTGGTATACGGAAGTTAATAATCCTAAAAAGGAGGAAGAGCTTGCGTAACTGGGTGGGTGTTAGTTTTGAGGGGTCTAGCACCTGCCTTTACTTAAAATGTATTGTTTGATAATGAAACATAATGATACTTGGAGAATATTTACAAATGAGATATGGGACTCAGAAAAAGAAGCAATTGATTATGCAAAGAGAAACAAATTTAAAAAATCTGTTGAGTGGAAAGTTGTACCCTATGATCATAAATACTTTAAATTATAATGACTAAGAAAAAAGATAAATTAGATTTGCTTAAAGCAATAAAAGTTTTAGTTACACCTTGGAAACTTGGATTTACTTGTGGTATATCCATGGATACTAAAGCAAAGATGACAACTGAAGAATACGAGTTGTGTTCTACAATAGCTAGAGGTATGATTAAGATGGCAACTACTGACCCCCATTCAACGTTTCTATGGGGACTTCGTGGATTCGCTGATGATAAGAAGAATAACAAGAATGACTTAACTATAAGTTCTGTAGCAGAGTTTGATGATGCAGATAATGTAGTAGACTTTCTTGAATATTTAAAACAGAAACGTGATAAGGAGTTAAACTAATGGCAACACACTTAGTAATAGGGGATCCTCATTGTACCCCAAAAGCAAGCAATGATAGATTTTTATGGGCAGGAAAATTTGCTCGAGATCTAAAGCCGAATACTATTATTTGCATGGGAGACTTTGCAAGTATGGATTCACTATCTAGTTATGATAAAGGTAAAAAATCCTTTGAAGGTAGAAGATATAAAAAAGATATAGATCATGCTCATGATGCATTGAATAAATTTAACAAAGGTCTCAATGGAAGACGACCAAGAAAAATCATGTTACTTGGTAATCACGAAGATAGGATAGATAGAACAGTAGATGAAATACCCGAACTTGAAGGCACAATTAGTACAGATGATTTTAAATTTAAACAATATGGTTGGGAAGTATATCCATACCAAGAACCTGTTGTGGTCGATGGTGTATATTATTGTCACAATTATCCTACTGGGGTTATGGGTAAGCCTATTAGTGGGGACAACATTGCTCGTTCTCTCTTACTAAAAAATAAAGTATCTTCTACTGTAGGACATATACATACATTTGATTATGCTATGTGTGCCTTACCATCAGGTAGAAAACTTATGGGATTATCTGCAGGATGTTACTTGCATCATAAAGAAAACTATGCTAAGTCTACTCAACAAATGTGGTGGACAGGTCTTGTAGTTAAACGTAATGTTCACAAAGGTGAGTATGATCTTGAGATGATAGAATACAACTCTATTAGGAGGAAGTATGGAAGACGATAATGTTAATTCACCATCACATTATAAGTATGGTAAAAAAGAAACTATTGATGTAATACAAGATTGTATGACTAATGATGAGTATCATGGGTACTTAAAGGGGAACGTTTTAAAATATGTTTCTAGGTATAAATTTAAAGGGGAACCTTTAGAAGATTTACAAAAAGCACAATGGTATTTAAACAGACTAATAAAGGAGGTTACATGTTAACACACGGACAAGTAATGGAAAAACTTGGTAGGATATTAGCTTTACAAGAAGTTATGATTCATATGCAAGATGAAGTTAATAATTTAAATAAACAATTAAAAGACGATGAGCAATTAAAGGAGGATCAAGATGGGGGCAGTTAAGCAAGCGATGATTGAGGTTGAAGATATGGTTTGTAATTCTTTAAACTTAGGAAGAACACTTAATCAAACTATAAGAGATTTAAGAACAGAGTTTAATAAAAAGGGTAGAGATAATCCCTATCTATTAGATGAAAATCTTATTGAAGATAAATACTATCAATTTAGAGGAGCAGAATGAGCACAAGAAAAAACTTAGTAAAAGCATTGGCTAGAAAATACGAAGCTGCAATAGCAGAAGCCACAGCAACAGCCGAAATATACTTTGATAATTCTGTAGCTATTGGGGAACATCCCCAACATATACAGGAGTTAGATAAGTTATTAACTAAAATATCAAATGCACAAGAAAATTTAGATACACTTAAAAAGCATTTTGATTATGATGATATACCATTTTAATATAGGAGGATAGATGGAGAAAGAAAAAAAGAAAGAACAACAACCAAACCCTAGAACTTATACTATAAGTTCTGAACAACTTATGGATATTATGAGATACTTAATGTCTAGACCATATGCTGAAGTAGTAAAACTTATGAATAGTTTATCTACTTTAACACCACAATCTAGTGAGGGAAATAGTAATGACGGAAAAAAATAATTTAGATAAATACACTGGAATATTATTTGAATTAAAAATAGGTTTAAATAAAGAGAATGCTATAGTCATTGACTATGGTGGTAAACCTGTAGGTAAAATTCGAGA